CCTTATCGCTGATCTTCGCGCTGGCAACCAGCGCCTGCACCAGCGCTGGCAAGCGACCGTCGCCACCGCCGAGCTGTCCGCAGCCGCCGCTGCCGCCAGCCAGCCTGATGGTCGAGCCGACGACCGAATTGAGAGTGCGGGCCGAGCTGTTGGCGCCGCCGCCCAGTGCGATGCACAGGTGAGGGGACTGCAATCCTTTGCCCTGCTATGCGCCGGAGGTGGGAAGTGAGCGAGGTCGACTTCCTCCGCGATCTGGACGGCACTTTGCACGCCGCCTTTGCGCTGGCGGGCATGGCGTCGCGAGGTCGGTACACGGCCAAGGATGGTCCGGCCACCGAGGGGGTGCGCGCCTACGTGGAGCGCGACGTTGAGACCATCGGCGAACTGCGCCAGTTCAGGGCAGGGCGTGTGGAGATCGCGTACCTGCGTTCGGATGTAGCGCCTGACCAGGGCGATCGCTTCGAGGTGGTTTCGAGCGCGTTCGGTACTGAGGTCTTCGTCAACAGCAAGAAGATCAGCGATGACGGCTCGCAGAGCCGCTGGCTGGTGAACCGTGGCTGACCTTGCAGAGCCGCTGTCGTGGCAGTTGGTGGAGTTCCTGGCCGCTCGCGTCCGGCTGATCTCGCGCAGCAGTGGCTTCCGCACCGACATCGGTGCAGGAGCCGTGATCATCGATGAAACCGAGATCAGCGAGGACAGCACCGAGCCGGCAACGATCATCTCTGTCCGCCAGCTTTCGCGCAGTGGCGGCGGTGTGGCCCAGTCCAGCTCCGATGCGGCCATCACCATCGAATTCGAAGTTCCGCGTGGCAGCGATGAAGCGAATCCCAGGCTGCTCGTTCATCGCGCCCGCCACGACCTGATCCGCGCCCTGACGTTCAAAGAGAAGTCGCTACCGCTGGGGGTGACCAGCTTCGAGCTGCTCGAAACCCAGCTGGCGACCCTGGAGGACGATGCCGGGAATACCGCCGTAGTCGCTCAGATCACCGCGCGGGCTGGTCTGACCGAGACCTTTGAGCCCGTGTCCAACCCGTAAAGGAACCAGAACCATGGCACAGCCAAAAGTCCGCAAATTCGCAGGTGACCTGCGCTTCTGGGAGCACGGCGCCGAGGGCGCTCGCGTCCCCGTCATTCCCGAGCCCGCCGACAAGTTCGGTAACCAGCCCCTGGAGCAGTCCTCGCTGACCTTCAGCTACGAAGCCGGCGATTCGGTGGAGATCAAGAGCAAGCGCCGCGATGCTCGCTATCAGCAGATCATCCACAAGGATTCGAATCCGGGCGTCACCAACGTCTCGATTACCGCGCTGGAAGTGCCGCCGGCCTTCCTGGCCCGCATGCTGTACGGCACCCTGGTCAGCACCACTGTGGCAGCCGGCTCGGCCAGCGCTGTGTCGGTCACTGTTGGCAGCGTGGATACCCCCGTGAAGCTGCCGCACAACTTCATCGAAGCAACGCCGGCGCCGGTGTTCAAGAAGGGCGCAGTGGACCTGGTGAAGGGTACCGACTATGACCTCGAACCCCGTCATGGTCTGCTGATCCCCAAGAAGGGTGGCGCGCTGCAGGCCGGTGATGTTGTGACGGCCGATTACAACTTCGATGCCTACCTGGAAACCGCAATCAGCGGCGGTACCACGCCGAGCAAGTCGTTCCAGGTCCTGGGCGACATGGAGGACCGCATCAGTGGCGACGAGGGCCTGCTGTCGATCCCCAATGTCGACCTGACCGTGGATGGCGACGTTGACTGGTTCAGCGACGAACCGATCCAGGTGACTTTGACCGGCCCGGTCATCTTCCAGGCCGGCGAGGCCGATCTCTACACCTTCAAGATCGCCGCGCAGTCGGCGGGCTGAGGCTGCCGGTGACCCCGGCGAGGGGGAGGGCGCCGCGAGGGCGCCCTCCCGGTTTGAAACAGGAAGGGCATTGTGGCGTCCAATCGCAACAACAACCTGCTCAAGTACTACGTCAGCGGCCGGCGGGCAAAGGGCTTCCATGGTCTGACCGACCTGGCTGGCGAGGTGCTGAATCGATACGACCTGTCGGTGCAGCGGGCGTTTATTGGTCTGCAGCGCCGGGCTGGGCCGGCTACTGCGCAAGAGGTACGTGGCTCCTACAACATCCGCGCTTCTGCTCTGCGGGGGAAATATCGCGTGGAGACCGGCGAGCGCGGCTACAGCACCGGCAAGCGCGGCAGGGACGACTTCCTTTCGATTTGGGCCAGCACGCGGCAGATTTCGCTGATCGAGTTCGGTGGTCGCTGGGCCGGTCGCAAATCCCGAGGTGCCACGGCCGGCATTGGCGTGGGCGAGTCGAAGACCTACGACGGCGCCTTCATCGCGACGATCAAGGGCCGCAGGGCCATCCGTGTGCGCGGCTGGGATCGGGCACAGCAGAAACGCCACGGTCGAGGCCCGGTTCGCATCCTCCGAGGGCCCAGCCCGTTCGAGATGCTCTCGGGTGCTGATGGCAACAGCCGCGCCCTGGAGGCCCGGCGCCGGCTGATCGAGCGCTTCCACACCACCTATCTGACAGAACTGCGCCGCCAGTGGCGCGTCAACGGAAGCTCCAATGGCTGATCGGCTGGAAGAAGCAATTCGGGTCGTCATCGAAACGCAGGGCCGCGAAGGTGTGGACGAACTGCGCGCGGCGTTCGGCGATCTGGGAGATGTGTCGGTCGAGACCGCTGGCAAGGCGACGAAGCTGCTCGACTCGCTCACTGGGCTGAACGAGGCGGCGGCGAAAGCGGATGCCTTTGACGGCATGCTGACCGAGCTCGCGCAGTTGGAGCAGCAGTTTGACGACAACCAGAAGGCCGCACTGGCGCTCAGCCTCAGCATCGGCGAGATGGACAAGCCCTCCCGCGAGGTGCTGGCAACCCAGCGGGATCTGCGTAAGGAAGGCGAGCGGCTGAAGAAGGCGCTCAACGAGCAATGGGATGCCGTCGGCAAGGCCGATGACGAGCTTTCTTCGCTCGGCGTCAACACCGCGAACCTGGCCGATCACCAGCAGCGCCTGCGTATCGAGGCGACCCGCAGCGCGGCAGCGCTCAGTGAGCAGGCCCGGGCCGCTGCAGCAGAGGCCGAGGCGGGGCGTCGGCGCAAGCAGCAGATCGAGGAAGGCGAGGCTGCCTTCCGCAAGCAGGCTAGTACCAGCAAGGCGGCCGCGAAGTCGTTGGCTGAGTACAGGGAGCGCGCCGCTGATGCCGCCGCCGGCAGCGGCGACCTGGCAAACGCCACGGAGAGCACGGTCAGCTGGTTCGGCAAGCTCAAGGCGGTCGCCGCTGGTGCGATCGCGTTCGTCGGCCTGAACCGAGTGGTCGATGGCATCAAGGCCATCGTGAAGGAAGGCAGTGACGCTGAGCAGGAGCTGTCGCAACTGGAGGCCGCTCTGCAGGCGACCGGGCGCAGTGGGGAGTTCACCGCGCAAAGCCTGGCCGCAATGCGCAAGCAGCTCCAGAGCGGGCTCTTCGACGATGGACAGATCAGCGCGGCCCAGGTACGCCTGCTGTCATACACCAATATCGTCGGAGAGCAGTTCCCGGCGGCGATGCAGATCACCATCGACCAGGCTCAGCGGCTGGGCATGTCGCTGGAGGGGTCTGCCGAGGTCGTAGGCAAGGCTCTGCAGACGCCGTCGAAGGCGATGGAAAGCCTGAGCAAGCAGGGCTTCACACTGGATGACAGCCAGAAGGCGCTGATCAAGAGCCTGGAAGCCACCGGCCAGGTGGCAAAGGCGCAGGCCATCATCCTCGATCTGCTGGCCGAATCCTATGGTGGCGCAGCCGCCGCCGCAAAGGTTGGCACCATCGCCGGCCTGTGGAAGACGGCCACCGATCGCTTTAAGGACTGGAAACAGGAAGTCGCCGACCAAGGCGTGCTGACCTACTTCAAGGAACAACTCACCACCCTGCTGACCACGCTGGATCGACTGGCCGCCGATGGCAGCCTGTCCCGCTGGGCCAAGCAGACCGCCCAGGCCATCATCACCATGGCCGAGGCGGTCAAAGGCACGACGCAGTGGGTTGTGGACCATGCCCGCGTGATCGGCCTGATGGCTGCCGCATATGCGCAGTTCAAGATCGTGGGGGCCCTGCTCCAGCTGAACGCATGGCGCGCAGCACTGATCGCGACCACGAATGCGCAGATTGCCAACAATGCAGCGGTCGCAAGCGGCAGCCGGGGTATCGGTCGGTTCGGCGCGTTGCTACGCGGGTTGCCGAAGGCAGTCCCCATCACGGTGGCCGTGCTGGGATTGGAAGCTGCGATGGGCGGTCTGGACGTCCTCAAGACCGTGGCGCAGGACATCTGGAAGCAGCACGACCCGGCGCTGAAGCGTGCCGGTGAAGCGCAGCGGGCCTACATCAGCCAAGTACGCGATTCGGCGCTGCAGCTGCGTGAACAGGCAGTGTCCTTCGTTGCGTACCGTGACGTAGTCATCAAGTCGGCCGAGGAAGTCGCCAAGCTGGGCGAGGCGGAGCGGCAGGCATACGAGAAGCGTCTGTCCGGCTTGGAGCAGTACCTTACAGCGCAGGAAGGCTTCCTGCTGATGCAGCAGAAGGCCGGCGTCGCGACGGCGGAGCAGCTGCAGCAGCTGGGCCTGGTCACACAGAAGTTGCTGGAGGTGTCGACGGGCTTTGCGTCGCTCCGGGGTGGCGTCCAGACGGCTGCGGACGCGCTCATGAATGGAATCGGCCCGGCTGCCCAGCTGGTGGTGCAGCAGTTGGCTGGGATCGACGGGAACGCAAAGCTCGCGAAGGAATCGATCGGCAAGGTGTTTGAGGGGCTCAACTTCGCAGACACGGCGAGCCTGGAGGCGGTCGGAGCGGCGTTGGGCTACATCGCCTCCCAAGGCGCCGCCGCAGAGCGCAATGTGCGTGATGGGTTGCTGGAGACGCTGAAGAAGCTGTCCGGTGACGAGCTGCTCCGCTTCCAGGCGTCGGCCCAATCCGCGTTTGAGGCTATGCCGCAAGGCGCAACCAATGCCGCCGCCGTGCTGCAGACCACGCTTGTTGCAGCAATGGAGCGGCTTGGTGTTTCCGCGTCGCGCATGGGCGTCGGCTTCAGTGCCGGTGGCAAGGATGCGATCGCCGCGTTTGGTGCGGTGGCCGAAAGCGCGATCGCGACCGGTGTCCAGATCGAGACCGCATTCAAGGCAGCGCTCGGCAAGGTCGCGACGCTGGACGAAGCGCGCACGCTGGGCGCGCTGCTGGAATCGGCAGGGCGGCAGGGCAAGGTCGGATTCGATGCGGCCGCGCGGTCAGCCGCAGCGCTGAACGCTCGCATCCGCGAGATTCAGGTCGCCATCGATCCGCTGGCGGACGAATTTGCCAGGCTTGGCATCCAGTCCCAGGCATCGCTCAATGCAACACGCGACGCCGCCAAGAGCGCCTTCGACGCGATCCGTGATGGCGCGGCTAGGGGCAAGGCATCCGTCGAGGACGTGCGTCGAGCCTTCCGGGCATATGCCGATGCAACTCGAGCCGCAGCCGCAGACAGTGATCAGTGGCGCCGGGACAACGTCGATAGCCAGCTCGCAGTGCAGGAATCGATCTACGACACCGAACGCAGTATGCAGCGGCTGGGCGATGTGAGTGACGTGGCAATGCGCCAGCTGCAGGAGGGTGCCAGTCGCAGCCGGGAGCGGCTGGACGAGGTGCGCCAGAGCGCGGGTGGTGCGGCGGACCAGGTTGACCGGGTGGGCAGTAGCTCCGAACGAATGGGCAAGCAGATGGGGCAGGCCGGGGCTGCTGCACAAGGAATGGCGTTCAGCATTGGCGAGGTCTCCGAATCTGCATTGCAGGCAATGCGCAAGCTCAGCGGCCCCAACCCGCTTGTGCAGTTTGCCAATGCGCTGAACCGGGTTACCGACCAGCGCAAGCAGCTGGCCGAGTACAAGGCAGAGCTTCAGGCGACCGCCGAGGCGGAGGACGAGCTTTCCAAAGCAGCGAAGGAGCGACTGGCCGGGCAGTTCGACTACGTGGGAAAGGGCGAAATCGCAGAGGTGGCGCAGCTGGAGGCCCAGGTCATGCGGCAGCGGCAGCAGCGAGATCAGGAGGCGGCCGCCGCGCTCGCCGAGCGCCGCAAGCAGGCTGAGGCAGAGGCAGAGGCGCAGGCGAAGGCGGACGCCGCTCGCATCGGCAGCAACGGCACCAACGAGCAGGTCATTGTCATTGACTGGAAGCTGCCTTCGAAGGAAGTGGTGGCCGGCGCCACCGCAGCCGAAGTGCAACAAGCGCAGCGCCTCGCGGGCCTCGTCGCTCCGTTGGTCCTACGGCAGGTTCAGCAAAGCAGGGCCGTTTCCGTTCGGGGGCGTAGCTGATGACCCGCATCGTTCTTGCTGGAATCGAACTGCCGGCTGACCTTCAGTGGACCGATGAGTTCACGGCCTGGAAGGTTGGGCAGCAGGCGCGTACAAGCCTGACGGGTGCCTTGATCGTCCAGGAGTCTGCGCGACAGGCCGGGCGGCCGATCACGCTTCAGACAACCCGGGACGGTACTGCCTACGTCGGCGTCGTCAGTCTTCCTGTTCTACGGGCGCTGCAGGCCAGTGAGAGCGAGGCTCGCCTGGCGCCGCTGGATCTGGTCATGCCGGCCCACAACAGCGGCGAGCGGTCATTCCAGGTGCGGTGGCGCCGCACGGATGGGCCGGCCATCGAAGTCGATCCCACCCGCTTTGCTGTCCCCGCGCTTGATGCGGACCTTTTCTCCATCACCCTTCGCCTCATGACGGTGTAATCCATGACGATTCTTGCTACCGATATCAAGCTGCGACAGTCGCAGCGCTTGACAGATAACCCTGACGGCGGTGGCCGCATGGTTCAGACCGAAATCATTGATGGGGCGATGAACAACCTCTTTCCGGATATCGGTGATGAGGAGCGGACCACTGGCCGAACCACCCTCCGCAAGATGTTTGTGCATGTGGATACACCGGCGCCAGACGTGCTGAAGGACGCCATCGCGGTGCTGATCGATCCTCCGGCAGACCCGCGCGTGACCGTCACGATGTTTGCCACGGGCTCTTACAGTGACGTGCGCCTCGACGCCAAGAACCGCGTCGAGAGCTACATCACGCGAGGCACAGAGTCCCGCTTTGTCCTACTGGGGAACCACTTCAGCGGGCAGATGACTATCCAGGTCTACGCGATGAAGGACGCGCCGAGCCCCGACATCAATGACAACTTCTCGCTGCTGACCCTCGCGAGCTCCGGGCACGATCCGGCAGAACAGTACGTTCGGGTCAAAGGCGTGCTGTCCCGTACGACACGGACTTTTACCGATGACCAAGGGGCATTTGAGCGGGATGTCTTGGTGATCGAGCTGGTGAACGCGTTGCTGCGCGATTTCTACGGCCAGGAGGTAGTGCGGTACTCGGCCACCAAGCCCGCGACCAGGATTTACGAGACCAACGTGGTGGAGGCCACGAGCTATCACAGCGTCAAACGCCTCACCGCCGCTGGGAAGCCTGGCGATCTGGCTGTGCAAGTCGATACTCCGTATGTGTCCATCGTCCCTACCTCCACGGCCGAAACCCCGGTCAGTGACGTTCTGGCCGGAATGGGCACCATCAGCCAGGTCCCGTCCGGCCCTGCCGGCAGCCTCGGCCAGAACTTCAGTGCCAGCTTTGCTGCGGGCGTGCCGGTCAGCCGATACCTCGGCACTGGGTTGGTGGTGGGCGCAGTAAGGGTTGTCGCAGGCAGTGTCGAACTCACCGACGACGGTACTGGCGGGCTTGCTTCCGCCGTGGCGACGCCTTGGAGCGGTACGGTCGACTATCAGGGTGGGGTCGTAGCCTTGACGCATGCGAGTGGCGTCGGCAGTACCAGTATCAGCATCACTGCGTCCCCGGCTGGCTCCATCCCCATGCAGGGCTTCACCGATGAGATTGAAGTGACGCAGAACAACCAGGGCATGGTCTGGCTGTTCCAGCTGACCCCGTTGCCGGCCCCAGGAACCGTGGTGGTCGACTACCGCGCCCTGGGGCGCTGGATCAGGTTGACCGACAACGGCCGCGGCCGTCTGATAGGCAAGCCGGGCCAAGGCATCGGGACGATCAACTACCAGACCGGCTCCGTCGTGGTGACCGCTGGCGCGTTGCCGGATCTGAAGAGCAGCATCATCTCCAACTGGGGCACTCCCATCATCGCGGAGGCCCGGGTTGGTGATACTGCCATCCTGCCGCCGGCGCTCCGCTTTGTGCTCGGCGAGGGCTCGGCGGTACCGGGGACGGTGCAGCTGACGTTGCGCGTCGGCGGATCCAATGTGGCGGTCACAGATAACGGGAACGGCGGCTTGCTGATTGGCGGGCAGGTTCGTGGACAGATCAGCTACTCGACCGGTGAGATCTCGCTTCGGCCGCTGAGTCTGCCTGATGCGGATAGTCAGCTCTCGATCGCCTATGACTGGGGGCAGCCGCTACACGCAGCGCCGCAGCCTGTTCCGGACGCGGCCGGGATCGTCTCGTTCACCCTGCCGCAGGGCCCGGTGAGGCAGGGCACAGTGCTTCTCGACTGGCTTGTGAGTGTGCGGCGCGATCGCGATGACCTGTCATCGGCCCCTCAGGCGATGCGGGTCATTGCCAAGGATGATGGCGCAGGCAACCTGGTCGGCGTGTCGGTGGGGGACACGGCCTTCAGCACGGTGCTGGGATCGGTGAACTACAGCACGGGCGCGGTCTCGCTGCAGGCGGGAAAGTTCATGGTCCGGCAGGTTTCCTATCCGGTGTATGAGATCCGGTCAGGGCGGCTGAAGGTGGTTGGCTACGAGCGCTTGGACGTGCTCGCACAATTTTCTGCCGGCAGTATCGTGTCGGCCGGTTGGATGCTCGCTGGGGAAGCGGCTCAGTCCGCGCAGGAGGTCATGCCGCTGCCGGCGGTCCAACTGCAGCTCACCCCGACCATCAGCGACAGCATCGTTCCGGGCAGCGTTCGGTTCGCTTTCCGGGGGCGCACCTACGTTGACCGTAGCGGCGGGCTGTATCACTCCATCGATCCCACCACCGGCTCGGGCATCTATGCAGGGACGATCGACTACGCGGCAGGTGTGGTGAACCTGGTGCAGTGGCTGGCAGGCGGCGAGAACACTGTCCAGATCCAATCCCTCCTGACACGGATCGCCGATCCGGGTGTGGCGGTCAGCTTCTTCCGTGCGCCAGGTTCACCGCTGCGGCCAGGCATGTTCACGCTGCGCGCGACCCGAATTGATGGCGAGCTGCTCACAGTGACTGCGGACATTAACGGTGTGCTGTCAGCTGCGGAAGTTCGTGGCAAGGTCGATTGGGAAAGTGGTGTCGTCAAGGTTCAGTTCGGCCAGCTGGTGCCCGTGGCCGGGAATGAGGGCAAGCCCTGGTTTGATCCCGATCAGGTTGAGGGGGATCAGGTCTGGAGGCCGACGCTCGTGCTGCCGGGCACCATCTACATGGGCGCGGTCGTGTATCGATCGATCCCGCTGTCGGAGGTGGTGATCGGCTTGTCGTCTGTGCGTCTACCCAGCGACGGCCGTGCGCCAGCGTTCAAGCCGGGGCAGACCGTGCTGATCCACCACACGGCCAAGCACGTGGTGCCGTCGCCTCAAGCGGGGCAGCTGGTCAGTTTTGGTCGCGGCAGGGTCGCAGGCATCGAAGTGCGCGACGCGGATGGGCGACCGGTCGACGCAGCGTGGTTCACGGCGGATCTGGACGTTGGCAACCTTCGCTTCAGTGACCCGCTGAATCTGGCCGCGTACACGCTGCCACTGACGATCAGCGAGCGCGTCGAGGACCGGCGCTTGGTGGTTCAGCCGCAGATCACCGGTGAGATCGAGATCAACACCTCCCTGACGCACGACTATCCGGTGGGGGAGTCGATGATCAGCACCGCACTGCGCTTGGGCGAGGCCAATGGGTCTCTGGACCTGCAGGCGCGTGTGGTGAGTCTGTTCGACCAGGCTGCATGGACCAACGTGTGGGCCGATTCCCCGAGCGGCAGTGTTGCGCCCGGCACCTACAACGACACGGACTATCCGCTTGCCGTGACGAACAAGGACGCGATCACTGAGCGTTGGGCGGTGCGGTTTACCAGTGCAACGCAGTTTGAGGTGATCGGCGAGACGGTCGGCACTATCTCTGCCGGAAACACGACCACGGATCTCGCGCCCATCAACCCTCGCACCGGGCAACCGTACTTCGTGATGAAGAAGGAGGGTTGGGGAACTGGTTGGTCTACGAACAACGCTGTTCGCTTTAACACCGTGGGTGGTTTGGCGCCCGTATGGATGATGCGCACGACGTTGCCCGGCACGCCGGAGGGCGCGACCGACTCCACCCGCTTTCAGGTCATCGGCAACATTCCAAGCGAGTAACCATCTATGAGTCTTGTACCAACCGTTTACGAAAGCACCGATCCGGGCGCGCCGCAGCTTACTGGGCAGGTTGGCAGCCTGGTCGCGCTTTTGGATGCCGTCCTCGTGGATGGGTATGGCGTGGGCGCATCGAGGAAGAACGGAGCGGGATGGACCCGTGAGTTCAGCGCTCTGAACGTGCGTGCGTACCGAGGAAGTTTGGTCAGCGGCAGCGGGTACTTCCTCCGCATTGATGATTCCGCAACCGTGGGGAATGCTCGGCATGGCTTTGCGCGTGGCTATCAGTCGATGACCTCGGCGTCATCGGGGAGTAACCCTGTGCCCGCTTCTACTCAGAAAGCCAATGGCGTGCTTCTGCCGAAGTCGATAACTCTAGATGGGACTTCTCGCCGTTGGCGAGTTGTTGCCAACGAGCGATTTATCTATCTGTTCGTCGATACGCGCAACGCAGGTAGCTTTTTCAGTTGGTTTGCCGGTGATTGTATTAGCTACAAGCCTGGCGATATGCATGGATTTGTCATTGCGTGCGTTGATCCACAGGAGTGGAATGGTGGGTACGTGGAAAGCTCATACGCGTTGAGTTGGGAGGACTACACTTTCGCTCCAAGTGAAAGCTCATGTGGCCTGTACGTTGCCAGGTCGCATACTCTTGCGATCGGGGCAGTAGCATGCAATTTCTTTGGGATTCTTCGCGGGAGACTTCAGTTCGGTGGTTCTGGCACCGGTGCCTACCCAAGTGGCTCGACCATGGGGCTCCTCTACGAGTCCGTCAGGTTTGTAAACGGAGCTTGGTTTCCGCGCGGTGAGCTTCCTGGGGCGCTCGCGCCAATGCAACAGATCGGGATCATCGACAGTCTTCCGGATGGGATGATCATTGAGGGGCTCGACGGCACTGTGACGGATCGAGTTCTTGTTGTTCGAATCAACCGTGCATGCAACATCGAAGTCGATGCGCGATGGCGTGGTGCGCTACTCATTCGCATAAGTGGAGCATGGGATTGATGAATGCGCAGGGCTTTTTTATGAGGGTATCGCGCCCGCCAGAATTCTGTGGGCGGGGGATCATCGGTGGATTGCCACCAGATCAGACTGGCAGCGATGGGCGCCTTCGAAAGATGAACCAGCCTTTCCGAGGGCGAGTGCTTGTGCTGGAACGAAGTACGCTCGTCTGCTGCGCTCAGGTCCTTAGTAGCGGTGCTGGGGAGTGGTTGGTCAGCGGACTGTCTCCTAACCATCGCTACATGGTGGTCGGAATAGACGCGACAGGTGAGGTCAACTCCGCGATTCAGGATTGGGTTCAGCCCTACGCCGAAAGCTGATGACCGATCCTACTCCTTTGCGTCTGCGGCTTAATTTGGGTCCCTTCGTCGAGGCGGATGCGCGACGCGCTGGACTCAATCTTGGGGTGTACTGGGACGACGATGCTCCGGAGCCGGTCATCCGGGGAATTCGGCAGGTTGCTGCAATTGCCTGGACGCCTGCGGGGCGGCTTGGCCGCCTTTCTTCGATCCAGTGGGAACGCTCAGCTGCAGTCGATATGGCTGTCCGCCAGTGGTGGGTTGAATCGTCTCGAGTTCGGCGAGAGATCTCTGTTGGTTGGGGAATGAGCGGTTTGATCCACGGAGAGACGGGCTTTGTGTGGCGAACTGGCATGGCTCTGGTTGGGGGCAAGTGGCGAGCGGGGTGGGGCACCCTTCCCCTTGCAGGATGCCAAGCACTGTACGCGTGGCACTCTTCGATGCACACCTTGAGGCGATTGACCACGTTGCCTGCTCGCTGGCTTGCGGCCGAGCGGATCTCTCGCGGTTTGCAGTGGGGTAGTCGGCTGACCCCGGCTAGTCCCGGTCGCTTGATAGCGTGGGCGAATCCAGTTGCCAGCCGAAGGGCCTCCCGGTTGCCCTGGGGCGCCGCGCGGCGACTTCCTTGGGGCGTCCGCCCAACGCCTGGCCCGGGGCCTGACCCAGATCCAGATCCCACGTTCCCGCCCGGCAACCGTGTCGGCCTCAACCTAGGTTGCGCGGTAATTGGCGTGTCTGGTCTGGCTCCCCTGAATCTTGGTATCTCGGCGTGCTATGTGGTGCGCCCCCAACGTAGGACCTACGTCGTGATCAATGAGGTTTCATTTGTGCGGCTTCCTGATCGGGTGCCGATCGAACTGGCTCGCGTTTCGCTCAGCGCCGGCCGTTCGGCTTGGGGCTGGACCTTTGACATCGAGCTGGCCGATGCCGATCAGCTGGGACTGCTCAAGCCCACTGCCATGGGCCCGCGACAGTTCGAGCTGGTGCTGAACGGCTACGTCTGGACGGGCATCATCGAGAGCTTCCAGAAACAGCGCGAGTTTGCTGGGGGCGGTGTGCGTTTGAGTGGGCGGTCAAGGACAGCGTTGCTGGCACCGCCTTACGCCCCGGCTCGAGTCAAGGCCACCACGGAGGAGCGCAGCATGGCCCAGCTTGTCGCCGAGGAGTTGGCGGACACGGGCTTTGCCAGTAGGTACGACACGGTTGATTGGTTGGTTCCGCCCGGCGCATGGTTCTATGACGCGAACACGCCGCTGGATGCCATCAGTGCGCTCGCTGGTGCGAGTGGCGGGGTGGTGCAGTCCCATCCCTCGGACCTGGCGCTGGTTGTCCGCGCCAGCTACCCGGCCAGTCCGTGGCTGTGGCGGGAGACAACGCCGGATCACCTACTGCAGGAAGACATTGTCCTGACCGAGAGCCTGCAGATGCGCAGTGCGCCCCTGTATGACGCGGTGGTGGTTACGGGAGAGCTGGCCGGGAAGGGTGTCACCTGCAAGGTGCGCAAAGCCGGCGAAGCGGGCCAACTCTACGCGCAGCAGGTAAGTAGCCCCTTGATCAACGTCGCTGCCGCCGCAGCCGAGCGGGGGCGCAACATCCTGTGCGATCGCGGCGAACAGGCCGCAGTGGATCTGACCGTGCCCCTGTTTCCGAAGCCGCTGAAGGCAGGAGAGATCGGGGTGATCTTGCCGCTCGACCTGGTGCAGGTGCTGAGCTCTGAAGGAACCTGGCACGGCCAATGCGAGTCGATCCGAATTGAGGTCGTCGTGGATCAACAGGCTGTCGTGATCGAGCAGACAGCAACTCTGGAGAGGCATTTCACTGATGCGGACTGATCTGTGGGATCAATTCGGCGAACTGGTCAGCGGCCGGCCGCGATTACTGGCAACGGTCACTGCACACAATGCAGACGGCACCAGCAGCCTGACAACCTATGACGGTGCGCAGATGCGTGCCTTCGGTCAGCTGCAGCAACCCATTCCGTACAACGTTTGGGTCAGTGGTGGCCGACTGCTGGAAGCCGCGCCCAATCTTCCGTTGGTAGAAGTAGTCGTCTGACGAAACAGGGCGCTGCCCAGATGCCGGCAAGCATCCAGACAGCGCCGCAACACAGGTGATCTCAGCACCTGGCATTGGCCGTGGCCCCGTCGCCCTCGCGAGAGCGGCGGGATTGTCGGCTTCCCCTATCGCAAATACTGAGAACCCATGCCCAAGCCCATCATTTCCTGGCCGGGTGGCAAGCGCCGCCTACTGAAACACCTCTATCCGCACTTCCCAACACACGACTGTTACGTCGAGGCCTTCGCCGGCGGCGCCGCGTCGCTGCTGATGCGGCCGTATCCGGCCCAGATGGAAGTGCTCAACGACATCAATGGCGAGCTGGTGTCCCTGTACCGGTGTGTGCGCCACCATCTGGACGAGTTCGTGCGCATGTTCCGCTGGTCGCTGGTGTCGCGCCAAATGTTCGAGTGGGCGCAGATGGAGCGGCCGGAGACCTTGACCGATATTCAACGCGCAGCACGCTTCTACTACCTGCAGAAGCTCGCCTTCGGGGGCAAGGTGCAGGGGCAGTCGTTTGGTGTCGTGACTGCCGGCGGTCCACGATTGAACCTTCTACGCATCGAGGAGGAGCTGAGCGCTGTGCATCTCCGCCTGGCGAATACAGTGATCGAATGCCTGCCATGGCAGGACTGCGTGCGCCGCTACGATCGGCCGGGAACGCTGTTCTACCTCGATCCCCCGTATTGGGAAACGGAGGGTTACGGCGTCGAGTTCCCCTTCGCGGAGTACGAGGCCATGGCCGAGCTGATGCGCTCCTCGGCAGGGCGCTTTGTGGTCTCGATCAACGACCACCCTGAGATCCGTAAAGTGTTCGCAGGCTTCGACCTGGTGCCGCTGCAGCTTGACTACACCATCGGCGGCGGGCAGGGGAGAGGGAAGAAGTTTGGAGAGCTGATTATCAAGAGCTGGGACGACAGCCAGGCCACCCTGCTGTAGGAGCTACGCAACTTGCTGGAGCAGGTCCTCGCGATTGTTGCGTGGCGTGTTGACGGCGCGGGTGACCCTATACGCCTCCATGGACGGAGGCGAGCTTGCCAGCAGCATGGCCATGGCGTCGTCGGTGCTGGCGGCCATCCACTCATCGATCTGTCCGGCCTGCAGCCACACCGGCATGCGGTCGTGGATGTCGGCCGAGACGCCGCTGCTGTCGCCGGTGATGATGGTGAAGGTGCCCAGGTTGCCGTCGGGCAGCAGGGGGCTGGTGTCCTCCCACAGACCAGCGGCCAGCAGCGGCCCCGTGGCGTGGATGAACCAGGGGTCTTTCTTCCCGTCCTCTGGGCTTACCGACCACTCGTAGTACCCGGCCATCGGGATGACGCAGCGGCGCTTCTTGAACGCAGACCGGAAAGCGGGCTTGATGGCCACCGTCTCGATCCGGGCATTGATGGTCGAGCCTTGCAGCTTCTTGTCCTTCGCCCAGAACGGCAGAAGGCCCCACGCCATCCGGGTGACCTGCCGGCCTTCGCCGCGGTCCAGGATCACCGATGCGCGCTGCGTCGGCGCGAGGTTGTAGCTGGGCTGGATCTCGGCCAGGCCGGGGGCAAGGTCAGCCAGCCCCGGCTGGCCGAAGTCGACAACGGGGAGCTGGACGAATCGGCCGCACATGCGCGGTCACGCTGGTATTGCGAGCGGTAATGTATGCCCCAGCACGTGGTCGCATTCAACCAGGCGGGCGTTGCTGACAGCCTGACGCTCGCCGCAGCCGGCGCACGCGAGTAGGGTGCCGCCTGGCATGGTCTCCAGCTCAGGCGCCTTGGCATGGGTGATGTGCTTGCAGTTGTTACAGCGGACGCTGATTGCGGTCACGCGGTCGAGGTTGCCATCGCGGTTGTGTACTGCATCAAGGTCTAGAACGTAGAAAAGGCCTGTATCGGGCATTGCGGCGTACCAAGAAATTTTGGGGATGTTCCCTTGATCGATGCCTCCATCTTGTGATGGCCGTCCGCATTCAGCATCACGATTTCCTGAACTGTTGCGCAGGTTGTCGCTACCTCACGCTCGCATGAGCCCGCTGCTGATAGGGTCGTGGCTCATCAAGGAGGTGCGGCATGCCCATCAGGGCGGTTGTCTATGTGAGCGGTGCAGGCGAAGGAATCGCCGGCGACAAGCTGGGCCTGTCCAGTGGAAAGCTGGATCAAATTGTGGACGACGCGGCCTGGTTCAACCGTACTGCTGGGGTTACGGGGGTGCTCCTCTTCGATGGCGAACGCTTCCTCCAGTACCTGGAGGGGCCAGAAGACGGATTGTCGGTGGCTTACTCCCGCGTGCTGGGCGCCAGCAGCCACAACGGTATTGTCGAGCTGCAGAGGGGTAGGGTCGGACAGCGCCGTCTGCCGTTCTGGCCGATGAAGTGGCTCCCGGTAGAACCGTCAGAGCTCAAGCGCCTGGCCCGCGCCGACTGGACCCGATTCAATCAGCGCGGCGATGCCGACGACGCCAACGCTACGGCCATGGACCTCTTGGCCGCGTTGGTCGAACCGTACGCCGTTGCCGCCTAGGTGTGCCAAGTGGGCTCTATGGCGCTAGCATGGCCCTGGAGCCCCTGACCGAGATGGCCGAACTGGATCATGGAAGAGTTGCCAAAGCGGAATAAGAAGCACCGCCGCAAAGACGGCTTCCCTTGGAAGAGCCTCATCGCCGTGGTGGTGATCGTCAGCGTTGTCCTTGCCGTAGCCGAAATGGCACGGATTGACCGCGAGTATCGGTTGCAAGCGAATCGCCAAGCGATTGAGGCCCTAGAAGGCGTGACCCAAGATCCGGCGTTTCAGGTAAGACAGGCGCTGGAACGGGCTCAGGCCAGCGACGCGGCCTTGAGAGAGCAGGTCAAGGAAGAGTCGCGAGCTACGACCGAAGAGAATTGAAGGGCCATGTTGCATCAGGCCGGAAGCGCCTGAGCCTCGCCGCGCCGGCACAGAGTCGAGTCAGGCTCGACCCTCCGATTCGGGCAAATTGACGATTTCGTCAAATCGCCGATGCGTGGCTTAACAATTGCCCTTCCGCAATGGAGCTGAGCTCAGGCTCGGCTCTGCCCGAACGATTCAGGTAGGTCGCCGCCGCGTTCGCAGGATCTGCGACGGCCGGTCGTATCCTTCCGGCCATGCTTCCCTCGCACAGCTACCAAGGTTTCCGCACCGCCCCGATCCCCTCTGGCTGGGTCCAGACCGGTGAGCGCTGGGCGCTCTGGTACAACGGCCGCGAGACGGCCAGCGTCACGCCTGATGACGGTCCCGGAGTCAGGCTATGGATGGAAGGCCAGAAGATGTGGCAGGTGAAGGAAGTGCGCGCCGCCAGCGTCCGCCAGGCGAAGCGCTACGCCGAGCGCTGGTGCGCAGCACGTCTGTATCCCGAGCTGCCTCTGCGTGAGGCCGTCGCCCGGCTGACCGACAGCACGCCGATCCAGTTGCGCCCTCCACTGCCCGGCCTGCCGCCGACCCGCGAGCAGCAGCAACAGGCTCGACGCCTGGCCGAGGCCGGAACGAAGGAGGTCGAACGGATCAAGGCGGCACTCGAACCGCGCAAGCCGCCAGCAGAGACGAAGCCCCGAGCGAGGGACATCCGCAGCAAGGCATGGGTGAGGGCAGGGCTTCGCGATCTACGCGGCTGGTGACGGGGAGGTTCCCGAATACACCATTCCTGCCCCTTGCAGGACTAGGCGCTTTCCCGATGGCCTCCTGAATTGAACTCAATCTAAGTTGTTGACTACAATGCACAGTCCGCCAGCCTTCTAAGCCGGCGGTTACAGGTTCGATTCCTGTCGGGCGCGCCATTGGAATCAATGGTTTATGAACTCACGCCCGCGAACATCGGTTCCCATTCGATGGCTGGGCAATCCTGGGTGGCGAGCATCCCACCTTCCTCTTTTCCGATGAAAGATGCCCTTTGCCTGGGGGGCAGTCGCACGGCGTGATGCCAGGCGGGTTGCGGTGAACCTGCGTCTGGCGATGATCGGCTCACTCCGCAGGTGCTTGAGCAGCGCCGCCTGGGTTGGGGCAATGTGCCCGGCAACGAAAAAAAGCCAGCGCTATGCGCTGGCCTTTCCCAAGTCGCGATGGACGCACTCTGGTCGAGTGCGCCCTGGATGGATCACATCTGTTCCAGTTCGCCCACCCGGACCTTGCCGCCACCGCAGTTGCCGTGGCAGCCGCCGCTGATCGGGCCGCTGCCACCGCCGCCGCCGCCACCACCACCACCACCACCACCACCCCCCCGGGAGTTGGGCGGGAGGACGGTCGAAATCACTTCGCCGGAGTCGAAGCCTGCACCTCGCCACGTGTAGTTGACGCAGGAAATACCGTTGCAGACGGTCAGGACATCGCCGGTCTGGACTCGCGTCTGGGCTGTCCAGACAGTGGTCCGGCCGTCATTGAGCTTCTGCACCTCTTGGGAAAGCTGCTGGTTGGTCACCGGATCGGGATACGGGGTTGTCAGCGTGCATCCGGCGGTGCAGTTGATGACGCCAGGAAGCTTTTTCGCTTGAAGGCTCCCGGCTGCCATGAACAGCAGCACGCCTGCAATGGCGGGAATGGAGTTTCTACCAAGCGAAGGGATAATCCCAATCAGTCTAGCTTTCACAATAGGTCCTTATCGTGGGATGCAACAGTTCTTGAAGATTTCGTTCGATGAGATGCGGGCTTTCTCTTTCTCTTGGCTGCTCAGGTTTTTCTCATGGTTGGCAATGTCAGTGGTGGTGGCAAAACGTGGGTCCAGCCGGTTGAGGACGCGGGTATACGCCAGGGCGGCAACGGGATCCGCAGGGACGATGCCGCCATACGTGTAGGCCATCGCCATGTCGCTGATGACATTGACGTTCCCTTGTGATTCCAGTTCGCGCAGATATCCGGTGGCGGTGTCCTTCCACGCCTCGAGCGCCGCGGGATCACGGATTGCGTCATCAAGCGAACCGATGACTTTCTCCGGCGATCGCGAGTAAGCGCGCATCGCTTCCTGCGAGCCCATGGCGGCGGCCTTCGAAAGCCAATCGGCGTGATAGATGTCCTGATCCAGAGCCAGCGACTCGCACTCTTTGAGGATTCGTTCCGATCGCTCCAGGAACCAGTTGCCGGACCCGACCGTGGTGGCTGAATCCGCCAGCTTGTCAGCGCGATCCGAGATGAAGGTCTGGCACTGCTCGATGGTTCGATAGATTTCGTAGGTTGCCGTGGCATCTCCGGATTCGGAGCGCAGCATCAGTTGCTTGACGTGGGCGAGCGCGTCACCGGGAGGCCGGAACTCATTGCCTCTTACGATCTCGTAGGCTTTGGGGCCCACCGCCTTGTACGAGCCCGGCGGGATCTTGTTGTCCCGCTCCAGCTTCTGCGCGGCCGCCGCACCTGACGCCGGAAGCTGCCTTCCCTGGTCGGGCCTTTCATCAAGGCTGCCACTGTTCCCGGATTCCTCTGCCGTGGCATCGGCAGCTGGCTGCTGCCGGTAGCCGTACATTGCAACGGCTGCCACTGCCAGCACCGCTGCCAGCGTGACGAATCCGATTAGCCGCTTGCTCATCTATTGATCTCACCTTCATTGCAGGAACCGGCATGGTTGCAAACGTGCGCCTCGCGTTCCATGTCCTGCAGCTAACGTTGTATGAATGGATCTCCCCCATTCCCGTTTGAGATTCATTCACGATTCGTTCACCAGTCGTTCACGCCGTCGGGAGTGCGTCCGACCATGGCGAGCTGTTTGCCTGCGCCTGACCTTCGGCGCAGGCGGCACGCACCTTCTGGCGCTCGGCATGAGATGCAGTTTGGAAAGGCGCGGGAGAGGTAGAGCAGGTGCTGGCCGAAGTGCATCGTCTGCGCAGTTGCCAACGGCGACCTACCCTGTACTGCGGCGGTGTCACCTCGCTGGCGTTGATTGGCCTGCTGATGGGGGCGACGGCCCAACGCAGTGTGTCGTTCGACGTGATCGAAACGATGTCGCCGATGGACAGCTGCGGCCGATGTTCTCGGCCGAAGATGAGTGCTTGCACGCGCAGGTGTGCAAGCCATTACCCGTCGTGTGTTTCCTGGCAGGACGCAGTCGCACAATGCGATGTTTCAGCTGCTCGACGGAGCGGGCCAGCCGCGCCAGCAGTTGCAGGTCACGCCGAAGGGGGAGGCCACGCTGTCATTCCTGGACGAGCATGGGGACGCCGTGCGTGTGATCTCGGCGGAGCAGCTCTGATCTCCTGTTCCGGCCCCTGCACATCAATGTGAAGAAGTGCTTGCAATTCCTTCGCGACTCCCGGAAAATGCCGGACTCGCTTCGGGGGACGGACTTCTGGTTCCGCCCGGTAGCAAAGCATCAAGTTCCAACGTCAGCCTCATCGGCGGTGGAGCGAAAGTTTCAGTGGTGGCTGTAGCTCAGTTGGTTAGAGTACCGGATTGTGATTCCGGTGGTCGGGGGTTCGAATCCCCTCAGCCACCCCACTGATTCAACCGCATCGGCGCAGCCGAAACGGTATTGCAAAAAACAGAAGGCACGCTACAATGTGCGTCTGAGTTTCACGGGCCGTTAGCTCAGTTGGTAGAGCAGTTGACTCTTAATCAATAGGTCCAAGGTTCGAATCCTTGACGGCCCACCAAGACAGAAGCCACCTGGTACCCCAGGTGGCTTTTTTCTATAGGTGTGACTCCCATCGTTTCGATGGGGCACGCGTTGCAGAACCCGCTCGGCGCGGATCTGCAGCAGCAGCGGGACCGCAGTGCTGGTTTCAACCACGTTGAAAAAAGTGCTTGCACCCACCGAGCGGATCGGGTCATAATTCGCGCCCCGATTTCGGGCTGTTAGCTCAGTTGGTAGAGCAGTTGACTCTTAATCAATAGGTCCAAGGTTCGAATCCTTGACAGCCCACCAGACGAAAGCCACTTGGTTCGCCAAGTGGCTTTTTTCTTGCCTGTTCGCTGGGTGGCGTCTGCAGATACCAGCGGTGCTGGCTGGAGTGGAGCCCCCTTGAGTCAAGGGGGCGCGGCGAAGCCGCGGGGATGTGGGGGCTGGTGAAGTGGGGCTGCGGCGCGAATGCGCAGTAGCTTCCCCTTGGTTCGCCAAGTGGCTTTTTTCTTGCCTGTTCGCCGGGTGGCGTTTCATCCGCGCATGGCGTGGGTCTACTGAAGCGATGCTGAAATCAGGGGCATACGCGTCATCAGTGTTTTCAATGCTGTGCGCTGCTTCTCACCGCGCTGCGCCCTTCATCGCACCCAATGGATCTTCCGCGCCGAGAGCGCATGCATGTACGAAGGAAGATCCTGATGGCCGATATGAAACGACTGCGCCGGGGGCTGTGGGTTTCATTTGCGTTGCTGGTGTTGGTGGCCTGCGCGCCGGAACGTGATCCGGCGCAGACCATGGAGCGCGATGCAGGTACAGGGGCGGTTCCGGCGCGCCCGGTCGGTGACACCATGCAGATGCAGCCGGCGCAGCCGGTGGAGGGTGAGGCTGCGCCGGAGGCGATGGGGCTGCGTCGCACCGACAAGGGTGGCGTGGACATCCGCAAGGTGGATGTGGCGGCCGGGCAGGGCGCTGACGCACCTGCGTCCCCTGCCGAGGCGAAGCACTGAGTCGCCGCCGTCCCGAACGGTCGCACGACCTTCGGGGCGGCCTTTGGCGCGGGCAATGAGCACAGGGCTGTCATGTTCAGTTTTGTGCAGGCCTTCCGATTCCCGCCGTCGCCTGCGACAATGAATGCCTGAGCCGGCCACGCGAAAGTGGCGGAATTGGTAGACGCCCTGGATTTAGGTTCCAGTGCCGCAAGGCGTGGGGGTTCGAGTCCCCCCTTTCGCACCAGTGCCGGCCTGTCCCCGCCCTGATCGGGCCATCGACGCCCACTTGACCGGCACGCGCTGGCAGTGCAGGCCGAATTGGGCGAAACTAAAGGGCTGCGGCAAGCAGGCGCGTCCCAGACGTCGTGTCCTTACAACCGTTTCATCCCAATCATCGAGCCGGGGGCGTGGGCCACCGGTGGCAGGAGTCAACATGCAAGCTTCGATCGAATCCACCGGCAACCTGGAACGCCGCCTGAGCTTCTCGCTGCCGGAAGAGCGTCTGCAGAGCCACATCGTCGGCCGCCTGGGCGAAATCGCCCGTACCACCCGCATCAAGGGTTTCCGTCCGGGCAAGGTGCCGGCCAAGGTGATCGAGCAGCGCTTCGGCGCGCAGGTCCGTGGTGAGGCGCTGGACGGCCTGCTGCGCGAAACCTTCGACGCGGCCGTGCGCGAGCACGACCTGCGCATCGTCGGCAGCCCGCGCATCGACAAGGGCGACGAGGGTGAGTTCTCCTTCGTGGCCACCGTGGAAGTGGTGCCGGACTTCGGCGACATCGACGTCAGCAAGCTGACCGTCGTGCGCCATACCGCCGAGATCACCGACGCCGACATCGACCAGATGATCGAGAACCTGCAGAACCAGCGTCGTACCTGGGCCCCGGTCAGCCGCGGCGCACAGGACGGTGATCTGGTCGCGGTGGAAACCTGGTCGCAGGCCGGCGAAGAGCGCCTGCCGGCCGAAGGCACCGAGAAGGGTTCGATCGTGCTCGGCCAGGGCATGATGTTCGAGACCATCGAAAAGGGCCTGGTCGGCCTGGCCAAGGGTGAAGAGAAGACCCTGGACGTCGAGTTCCCGGCTGACTGGCGCGTGCCGGTGCTGGCCGGCAAGACCGTGCAGGTCACCGTCAAGGTTGCCGAAGTCTCCGAGCCGGTCGTGCCGGCGGTCGACGAAGCCTTCATCAAGAGCTTCGGCGTGAAGGGCGGCGACGTGGAGCAGTTCCGCAGCGACATCCGCGCCAACCTGGAGCGCGAGCTGAAGGGTGCCCTGATGAACCGCCTGCGCCGCGAGGTCGGCGAGCAGCTGATCGCCGCCTATTCCTCGGTGGAAATGCCGCCGCGCCTGGTCGAGAACGAAGCCCGCGCCATGCTGGCCCAGCAGGTCGAGCAGATCCGCCGCAACGGCCAGAACGTCGGCGAGATCCCGGCCGATGCACACGAAGGCTTCAAGGAAGCGGCCGCCAAACGCGTGCTGGTCGGCCTGCTGGTCGGTGAAGTGGCCCGCATCAACGACCTGCGCCTGGAAGCCAAGCGTCTGAACGAAACGATGCGTCTGATCGCTTCGACCTACGAAGAGCCGGAGCAGGTCATTGAGATGTACCGCAATGACCCCCAGCTGATGTCTGGCCTGCAGAACCGTGTGATGGAAGAGCAGGTGATCGACTGGATCGCCGAGCGTGCCCAGCACACCGAAGAGAAGCTGTCGTTCCAGGACGCGATCCGCCAGTAAGCCCGGGCGGATCACCGGATGCCCCGCGCCTTTGCCGGCGCGGGGTTGTTGCCCCCCAAGATAGGTACCTCACGTAATGGACAACCGAACCAAAGCCCTGAACCTGGTTCCGATGGTGGTCGAGCAGACCAGCCGCGGCGAGCGTGCCTACGACATCTATTCGCGCCTGTTGAAGGAGCGCCTGATCTTCCTCGTGGGCCCGATCGACGATCACATGGCCAACGTGGTGGTGGCGCAGTTGCTGTTCCTGGAATCGGAGAACCCGGAAAAGGACATCAACATCTACATCAACTCGCCGGGTGGCGTGGTCACCGCCGGCATGGCGATCTACGACACCATGCAGTACATCAAGCCGAATGTGAGCACCACCTGCATCGGCCAGGCTGCCTCGATGGGCGCCCTGCTGCTGGCCGCAGGCGAAGCCGGCAAGCGCTATGCGCTGCCGAACTCGCGTGTGATGATCCACCAGCCGTTGGGCGGCTACCAGGGCCAGGCCACCGACATCGACATCCACGCACGTGAGATCCTGACCCTGCGTTCGCGCCTGAACGAGGTGCTGGCCAAGCACACCGGCCAGTCGCTGGAGACGATCGCGCGTGACACCGAGCGCGACAACTTCAAGAGCGCCTTCGAGGCGCAGGCCTACGGTCTGGTCGACCAGGTCCTGGAGCGTCGTCCGGATGAGTCGATCCAGGCCGGCTGACCGGCCTTCACGGGGCCATGGAGGCCCCGTTCCTGCAGGGTCGGGCGGGACTGGTGTCCCCTCGGCCCTGTGCTATTCTCGAATCGAACCCCCGTTCAGCGGGTGGGGTAACTGGGTAAGCGAAGCATGAGCGAAGACCGCCAAGGTCGTTCCACGGACACCGGCAAGATCCTCTACTGCTCTTTCTGCGGCAAGAGCCAGCATGAAGTGCGCAAGCTGATTGCGGGTCCGAGCGTGTTCATCTGTGATGAATGCGTGGAGCTGTGCAACGACATCATCCGCGAGGAACTTGAGGAAAAGGCGCAGTCGGCGCGCAGTTCGCTGCCGAAGCCGCGCGAGATCCTCGAGGTGCTCGACCAGTACGTGATCGGCCAGAACCGCGCCAAGCGCACCCTGGCCGTGGCCGTGTACAACCACTACAAGCGCATCGAGAGCCGGCAGAAGAACGACGACGTCGAACTGGCGAAGTCGAACATCCTGCTGGTCGGCCCGACCGGTTCGGGCAAGACGCTGCTGGCCGAGACCCTGGCCCGCCTGCTCAACGTGCCGTTCACCATGGCCGACGCCACCACGCTGACCGAAGCCGGTTACGTGGGCGAGGACGTGGAGAACATCATCCAGAAGCTGCTGCAGAAGTGCGACTACGACGTCGAGAAGGCGCAGCAGGGCATCGTCTACATCGATGAAATCGACAAGATCTCGCGCAAGAGCGAGAACCCGTCGATCACCCGCGATGTGTCCGGCGAAGGCGTGCAGCAGGCCCTGCTGAAGCTGATCGAAGGTACCGTGGCCAGCGTTCCGCCGCAGGGCGGCCGCAAGCATCCGCAGCAGGAATTCCTGCAGGTGGACACCAAGAACATCCTGTTCATCTGCGGCGGCGCGTTCGCCGGGCTGGACAAGGTGATCCAGGCCCGTTCCACCGACGTCGGCAGCATCGGCTTCGGCGCCAAGGTGAAGAGCAGCGAGCGCAAGCAGGAAGTGGGCAAGGTGCTGGCCGAAGTCGAGCCGGAAGACCTGATCAAGTTCGGCCTGATCCCCGAGTTCGTCGGCCGCCTGCCGGTGGTGGCGACCCTGGAGGAGCTGGACGAGCCGGCCCTGATCAGGATCCTGACCGAGCCGAAGAACGCCATCACCAAGCAGTTCAAGAAGCTGTTCGAGATGGAGAACGTCGAACTGGAGTTCCGTCCGGACGCGTTGTCGGCCATCGCCCGCAAGGCGCTCAAGCGCAAGACCGGCGCCCGTGGCCTGCGCACCATCGTCGAATCGGTCCTGCTGGACACCATGTACGACCTGCCGTCGCAGGAAAACGTCAGCAAGGTGGTGGTGGACGAATCGGTGATCGAGCATAAGTCCGAGCCGTACCTGATCTACCAGACCCCGGCGGCCCCTGAACAGAAGGCCGCAGGCGCTGAGTGATCCTTCCAGGTTGTTGATTGGAAAGGATTTTCAAGGAATGCCTTGCATCTGAAAGCCGATGGCCCCATAACGGGGCCATCGGCTTTTTTTGTCTCCGGAAGATGCCCTCCCGGAGGCGGTTTTCCCCTTCCCTGGAGCCCCCATGGCCCGTTCCCCAAGTGAAACCCTCGACCTGCCGGTCCTGCCGCTGCGCGACGTAGTGGTGTTCCCGCACATGGTCATCCCGCTGTTCGTCGGCCGTGACAAGTCCATGCACGCGCTCGAACAGGCAATGGAGGCGGACAAGCGCATCCTGCTGCTGGCGCAGAAGTCGGCCGAGACCGATGACCCGCATGCGGCCGATCTCTACCAGGTCGGTACGCTGGCGCAGGTGCTGCAACTGCTGAAGCTGCCCGACGGCACCATCAAGGTGCTGGTCGAAGGCCTGTCGCGCGTGCAGGTCACCCACGTCGACGAGCGCAACGGCTCGCTGCATGGGCAGGCGGTGGAAATCGACGCCACCGACGAGCGCGAAGCGCGCGAGGTCGAGGCGATTGCCCGCTCGCTGATGTCGCTGTTCGAGCAGTACGTCAAGACCAACCGCAAGCTGCCGCCGGAACTGCTGCAGACGCTGTCGGGCATCGATGAGCCGGCGCGCCTGGCCGACACCATCGCCGCGCACATCAGCGTGCGCCTGGCCGACAAGCAGCGCCTGCTGGAAACGCTGGCCGTCGGCGATCGCCTGGAGATGCTGGTCGGCCTGGTCGATGGCGAGATCGACGTGCAGCAGATGGAAAAGCGCATCCGCGGCCGCGTGAAGTCGCAGATGGAGAAGAGCCAGCGCGAGTACTACCTCAACGAACAGATGAAGGCCATCCAGAAGGAACTGGGTGACCTGGATGACGCGCCGGGCGAGCTGGAAGAGCTGGCCCGCAAGATCGCCGAAGCCGGCATGCCGAAGGCCGTTGAAGCCAAGGCACGCAACGAACTGAACAAGCTCAAGCAGATGTCGCCGATGTCGGCCGAAGCCGCGGTCGTGCGCAACTACCTGGAGTGGCTGCTGGGCGTGCCGTGGAAGAAGCGCAGCAAGGTGCGCAAGGACCTGAAGGTGGCGCAGGACACCCTCGATGCCGATCACTACGGCCTGGAGAAGGTCAAGGAGCGCATCCTTGAGTACCTGGCGGTGCAGTCGCGCGTGAAGCAGATGAAGGGCCCGATCCTGTGCCTGGTCGGGCCGCCGGGCGTGGGCAAGACCTCGCTGGGCCAGTCCATCGCCAAGGCCACCAACCGCAAGTTCGTGCGCATGTCGCTGGGCGGCGTGCGTGACGAGGCCGAGATCCGTGGCCACCGTCGTACCTACGTCGGTTCGATGCCGGGCCGCATCGTGCAGAACCTCAACAAGGTCGGCAGCAAGAACCCGTTGTTCGTGCTCGACGAGATCGACAAGATGTCGATGGACTTCCGTGGCGATCCGTCTTCGGCGCTGCTGGAAGTGCTCGACCCGGAGCAGAACAACGCGTTCAACGACCACTATCTGGAAGTGGACCTGGACCTGTCCGAAGTGATGTTCGTGGCCACCTCGAACTCGCTCAATATTCCGGGCCCGTTGCTGGACCGTATGGAAGTGATCCGCATCCCCGGCTACACCGAGGATGAGAAGCTCAACATCGCCACCCGCTACCTGGTGCCCAAGCAGATCAAGGCCAACGGCCTGCAGCCGGAAGAGCTGGAGATCGGCAGCGATGCCATCCAGGACATCGTGCGCTACTACACGCGCGAATCGGGCGTGCGCAACCTGGAACGCGAGATCGCCAAGATCTGCCGCAAGGTAGTGAAGGAGATCGCGCTGGCCGGCCCGCAGCCGGCGGCGAAGGCGAAGAAGGGTGCGAAGAAAAAGGCGCTGGTGAGCGTGTCCAGCAAGAACCTGGACAAGTACCTGGGCGTGCGTCGCTTCGACTTCGGCCGTGCCGAGGAAGAAAACGAGATCGGCCTGGTCACCGGACTGGCCTGGACCGAAGTCGGTGGCGATCTGCTGCAGATCGAATCGACGCTGGTGCCGGGCAAGGGCCAGCTGATCCTGACCGGCCAGCTTGGCAACGTGATGAAGGAATCGGCGTCGGCGGCGCTGTCGGTGGTGCGTTCGCGCGCGGTCGGCTTCGGCATCGACAGCGACTTCCTGCAGAAGCACGACGTGCACCTGCACGTGCCCGATGGCGCCACGCCGAAGGACGGCCCGAGCGCCGGCGCGGCGATGGTCACCTCGCTGGTGTCGATGCTGACCAAGGTGCCGGTGCGTGCCGACGTGGCGATGACCGGCGAGATCACCCTGCGGGGTCGCGTCACTGCCATCGGTGGGTTGAAGGAGAAGCTGCTGGCCGCACTGCGTGGCGGCATCCGCACCGTCATCATTCCGGAAGAGAACCGCAAGGACCTGGCCGACATTCCGGCCAACGTCACCCGCGATCTGGAGATCGTGCCGGTGAAGTACATCGAAGAAGTCCTGGACCTGGCGCTGGAGCGTCCGCTGGCACCGAAGAAGGCGCGCAAGAGTGCGCAGCGTGTCACGGTGCGCAGCAAGGCCAAACCGAGTGGAAGCGCGCGCGTCAAGCATTGACGCGCGCTGTCCGATGGCCCGAAACCCGCGTCGTTGCTGGCTTTCCAGCTTGCGTGGGGGTAGGGCCACTGGTATAAAAGCAGCACTCGCGAATGAGTGATCGCTGTCAGCGATGACTGAATCGGCGAACCGTTTCCACATGGCGGCCGCATGCAGAAGGCGTGCGGTTGCTTCCCTGTCGAATAAGCGGAACCCACCGCCAAAGGAGTTGTAGAGAATGAACAAGACCGAATTGATCGATGCCGTTGCTGAAGCTGCCGACCTGACCAAGGCCGAGTCCAGCCGCGCTGTCGATGCCGTCGTTGCTGCCGTCACCAAGGCGCTGAAGGACGGCGATGCGGTCACCCTGGTTGGCTTCGGTACCTTCCAGGTCCGCGACCGTGCTGCACGCACCGGCCGCAACCCGAAGACCGGCGACACCATCAAGATCGCTGCTTCGAAGAATCCGTCGTTCAAGGCTGGTAAGGCCCTGAAGGATGCTGTAAACTAAGCGGCTCGCTGGGGTGCTTAGCTCAGCGGTAGAGCGTCTCCTTTACACGGAGAGGGTCGGGGGTTCGAAACCCTCAGCACCCACCACAGCACCGCGGTAAAAGTTTGAGTGTGGAGCGGTAGTTCAGCTGGTTAGAATGCTGGCCTGTCACGCCGGAGGTCGCGGGTTCGAGTCCCGTCCGCTCCGCCATTGCAGAATTCTTAAGTCCCTGTGAAAAAACTTTGAAAAAAGTGTTCATCGGGCTGGGTTTCCAGGGAGTCTTCGGATATACTGGGCGCCTGCAAAGTTTCTGCGCGGAGCGGTAGTTCAGCTGGTTAGAATGCTGGCCTGTCACGCCGGAGGTCGCGGGTTCGAGTCCCGTCCGCTCCGCCATTCAACGAGGCCTCCGGCCAAAAGCTGGAGGCTTTGTTTTCTCCCCGGTCCAGGCCAGTGGGAAAACAAAAAAGCAACAATGCGGAGCGGTAGTTCAGCTGGTTAGAATGCTGGCCTGTCACGCCGGAGGTCGCGGGTTCGAGTCCCGTCCGCTCCGCCAACTTTAAAAGCCCTCGGCGCAAGCCGGGGGCTTTTTCTTTGGGCCGTGCCGCAGGCCTGCCGATGTGCTGATGGTGCAGGTCCACGAAGATCGGCGCAGGCCGCGCCGGCGCTGCTTTTGGTCCCTGCGGCGAAGCGGGTTACACTGCCGGGCTCGCCAATCAGGCCTTGTGATTCTCACCATGCTGCAGAAACTCCGCGACAAGACCTCAGGCTGGATCGTCACCGTGATCCTGGGGCTGCTGATGATTCCGTTCCTGTTCGTGATCGACAACAGCTACCTCGGTGGCGTTGGCGCACAGAACGTGGCCAAGGTTTCCGCGCCGCCGACCTGGTGGCGTTCGGCGCCGTCGTGGTGGCCGGTGCGCATGCTGTGGCAGCACCACGAGATCAGTGCGCAGGATTTCCGCACCCGCTTCGAGCAGGAGCGCATGCGCGAGCGCCAGCAGCAGGGTGAGAACTTCGACCCGCGCGCGTTCGAAAGCACTGAAAACAAGATGGCCGTGCTCGATCAGCTGATCGACGAGCAGGTCGTGCGCCTGGTGGGCGAGCAGGCCGGTGTCGTGGTGGGCGACGGTGCGGTGCGCGAGTACATCGCCACCATCCCGGCCTTCCTCGATTCGAACGGCAAGTTCAACGAGAACAACTATCGCCTGGCCCTGGCCGGTGGCAATCCGCCGCGTACGCCCACGCAGTTCCAGGAGCTGGTGCGCGAGAGCCTGCAGCAGTCGGTGATTCCGTCGGGCCTGCAGAATTCGGGCTTCGTCACCCAGGCCGAGACCGAGCGCCTGCTGAAGCTGCTGGGTGAAACCCGCGACGTCGAGCTGGCCGCGCTGCCGGAAGTGCCGGCCGATACCGCGCCGGTCACCGACGAACAGATCAAGCAGTGGTATGACAGCCACGGCAAGGATTTCCGCCAGGCCGAAAGCGTGTCGCTGGAATACGTCGAGATCAACGGCGCGAACCTGCCGGCACCGACCGCGGCTGACGAAGCGACCCTTCGCAAGCGCTATGAAGACGAGAAGGCGAAGTTCACCTCGCCGGAACAGCGCCAGGCTGCCCATATCCTGATCACCGGTGACGGCGCCGAAGCCAAGGCGAACAAGATCGCTGCCGAAGCCAAGGCGGCCGGTGCCGACTTCGCTGCACTGGCCAAGGCCAATTCGGAAGACCCGGGTTCAAAGGACCAGGGCGGTGACCTGGGTTGGGTCGAGCGCGGTGCGATGGTCAAGCCGTTCGAAGATGCACTGTTCGCTGCCAAGGCGGGTGACGTGATCGGTCCGGTCAAGACCGACTTCGGCTACCACATCATCAAGGTCGCCGCGGTGCGCGGTGGCGAAGGCAAGTCGTTCGAGGAAGTGCGTGACACGCTGGCTGCCGAGCAGTTGAAGGCCGACGGCGAGCGCGGCTTCAACGAACTGGCCGGCAAGCTGGTCGACGCCATCAACAAGAGCCCGAGCGATCTGGCTGCTGCGGCCAAGGAAGTGAACCTGCCGCTGCAGACCCTGGGCCCGATCACCCGTGCCACTGCCAGTGGCATCGCCGCTGACCCGGCCGTGCTGCGTGCCGCGTTCTCCGACGTGCTGGTGCAGGACGGGACCGCCAGCGACCCGATCGCCCTGGGCGGCGCGACCAACCACAGTGTGGTCATCCGCGTGGCCGCGCACACTCCGGAACAGGCCATGCCGCTGGACAAGGCGCGCGAACAGGTGATCGCCGCGATCCGCGCCGACCGCCAGCGTCAGGCCAGCGACAAGGCCGCCGACGCCGTGCTGGCCAAGCTGAAGGCCGGTGCCACCCTGCAGTCGCTGGCTGCCAGCGAGAAGCTGCAGCTGAGCCCGATGCCAGGCCTGCCGCGCAGCCAGCCGGTGCCGACTCCGGAAATCAACCGCGCGATCTTCAGCGCGCCGGTGCCGGCCGAGGGCAAGCCGAGCTATGGCAAGGTGGATGTCAACGGCCACGCGCTGCTGTTCGCGGTGAACAAGGTCAACCCGGGCGACATCAAGGAAGTGACTGCCGAGCAGCAGAAGCAGCTCAAGGACCAGCTCAGCCAGATCGATGGCATGGCCGCAGCCAAGGCCTACGTCGAGGCGATGCGCAAGAAGTTCGTGATCCAGACCACCGAAGAGAACCTGTAAGCCTCGCGGCGGGCAGGACGAGAAAGGCCCGGCAATGCCGGGCCTTTTTTATTGGGAGCGATGCTGGAAATTGAACTGTAGAGCCGAGCCCATGCTCGGCCTGTCATGAACCCCGGCAGGGCGCGAACATGAAAAAGCCGAGCATGGGCTCGGCTCTACAGGAAGCAGGGCAGGGCGCGGCCGGAACCGCGCCTGCTTCAATCCTCGACGCGCAGTACCGCGCCCGGATTCAGCACGCTGCTGCCGCTCAGGCCGTTCAGTGACAGCAGTGCCTTCACCGGCATGCCGTAGCGACGGGCGATGGTCCATGCCGACTCGCCATCACGCACGGTGTGGCGGCGGCTGCGCGGGCGGGCG